CTACAGAATCATTAGAAGACAATATTGAAGGTGGAGCACTTGAAGATCATCTAGTTCGCTTGATGACAAATGCATTCGCAAACGATATTGAAGACCTTGCCATTAATGGTGACGGTGCTACAGGTGACTTCTTGTCAATTATGCAAGGTTTCGTAGCGCAGACTACAAACTCTGTATACACAGGTGGACAGTATGTAAACGATGCTCATGAGTCAGTTGTTACTGTCGCTAATGATGCTTGGACACCAACAGTAATGCAGAACATCATTCTAGCAATGCCACGTAAGTATCGTGCAGTTAAGTCGAACCTAAAGTTCTACGCTGGTACAGATGCTTTCCAGGGTATCGTTTCAAATAACGGTACACTAGGCGATGCAATCGCAGAAGCATTTGCTGGTCGCCCAGCAGGTACACCTGCAAACCGTCAAGATTACCTTGATGGAAACGCACAGACAATTGGTAATGCACGTACAACTCGTGTATTAGGAATTGATGTAATGGAAGTTCCTTACTACCCAGATGGTTTCGTCGACTTGACATTCCCATCAAACCGTGTATGGGGATTCCAGCGTGATATTACTGTAAACCGTGAATACAAGCCAAAGAAGGATACAATTGAATACACAGTATTCGTCCGCTTTGGTATTCAATGGGAAGAACTAGATGCAGTTGCTTATGCAGATGCAAACTCTGCTTCTGAGTAATACTCATAAATAATTGAATGAGGAGGGCGGTGTAACAACTGCCCTCCTTCTTCACATTCTGGTATAATAACATAGGAGGATATAATTATGACAATTGAAGAATTAGTTACAAAAACAGTTTTTGAGTTAAAGTCCTATGCCAAAAAGAATAATATTAATTTAGATGGGGCAACAACAAAAATGCAGATATTGGAAACAATAGGCAGTTTTATTCCAGACCCAAACAAAGAAGTTATTGAACCAAGTAAAACAAGTGAAAAGATTGCAATACATTCAACTAAAAGTTTACATTGGGTAAAGGTTGGCCAACTAACCCCAGGTTATAATATTGTAACCAAAGAAGCATCAGAAAAATGGCTAACACGTAAGCAGGTCCGCATTGCGACACCTGAAGAATTAGCGAGTTATTACGGTAAATAATGCAAATACTACGTAAGCCACCATATCCTTTATCTGTATCGTATACAGTACCAGAAGCATCTACAGAGTATATTCTTGTAATTGAAGACCTTCTAGAGCAAACAGAAACAGAAATAGTTCTTCAATCAAATAATCAAAGTGTTCTTACCTATGCACTTACTGAAGAATTTACTAAGTATGATAAATCATATCCCGTTACAATTTACGAAAGCCTTACAGTCTCTGGAGTTCAAGATGTTCGTGGAGACATAGTAGTAGAAGATAATTTAGACATAACAAGACCGTATGTAGATCCAGCAACACTTGGAACAACTCCTACTGAAATAGCAGAGTACACAGATCATGAAAATCTTGCAAGAGCAATTATTGATTCAGTCACTGGTGGTTTTTATTATAAGAGGTCTTACCTAGAAGTTGTTGGACAGGGAACTGATTACATACCGCTTTGGGATAAAACACATAAAATTTTAACGGTACATGAGAATGCAGAGTTAGTATATGACTCATCAGAAACCCCAGCAGCATTAACCACATATAACTATTTAATAACAAAAGACAAGACTGCAATTACAAAAGATCCCGTAGAGACAGTAGATGCTTTAAACCGTGCAGAAAGAAAGCCAGCAAGAATACCATTAGGATACTCAGACTCAATTTCTTTATTTGATACAGAAGACAGTGGTAATGTTCAAACAGTCAGTTCTGGTGTAGCATTTTCTGAAGGAACAGATTATATTATTCTTCTAGAAACTGGATACAAGGTTGTACCATATGATATTCAAGATGCAACAAGAATGCTTATTAATGACATTAAGTGTGGAAAACTAGATTATTACAAGAGATATGTAAAGGCCTACAGCACTGAGCAGTTTAAGATTGAGTATGACAAGAGACTGCTTGATGGAACTGGCAATATCCTAGTAGACAAGATTTTAGATAAATACGTTAATAATATTTCCAAGCCCTGGGTTTTGTAATGGATCTATGTGAAGAGACAGACTTCATGTATCCAATGAAGGCAGATGTTTATTACCCACTAGTTGAGCAGGGCGCTTATGGCAATGTTAAAAAGACTTGGATATTTAATAAGACAGTGGTTTGCAATTTTTCAAAAGATGGCACGGTAGACGAAGAAGTAAAGCCAAATGTAAACATAACATTAAAGAAAGTATTAGTAGGAAGAACAAAGAGAGATATTCGCTTTTCTGAAGAAAATGTAGCAGATGCAATAACAAATGTTATTGTTACAAACATTAGAACAAAAAATGATGTTCCACTATATGTGGAGACATCTGGAACAAGGGCTGGAAAGTCAACAATATATGAGATTGAATCTCAGTCACCAATCATAGGCCCATTTGGAGATCCAGAATATTTTGCATTAGTCATTCGCCGTTCAGAGAATCAGGCATCAGACATATGATGAAATTAGCAGTCAACAACATTCAATTTAAAAAAGATATGAATAATATAATTGAGTATTCTTTTGGATATCTGGATGGGGTTCAAAGAGGAAAAGTTCAGTTCTTTCATAATCTTGGTTTAAACATTTCAGAAATGCTACAAAAGTATATTGACTCAAATGCAAGGGTAAATCCAACAGCACTTAACCATATATATGAATGGTATCAGGTGGGAAGTCCAAATGCAAGACTATACGATATAAAACACACAGTAAGCAATAATGGACTAACATTTATAACAAACTTCAAACAATCATCATCAATCAAAGATGGATCAAATGTTCCTTTTTATGACAAGGCCAGAATAATGGAAGAGGGAATACCAGTAACGATTACACCAAGAAATTCTAATGTGCTTGTATTTGAAAAAGATGGAGAAACGGTCTTTACTAAAAATAGTATTAATGTAGACAATCCTGGCGGAGATGCCACAGAAGGATCATTTGAAAAAGTTATTGACTCATTTTTTACAAAATACTTTACACAGGCATTTTTAAGATCAAGCGGTATATCACAATACTTAGAAAACCCTATATTATATAAGAAGAACCTAACAAGAGGAAAGAAAACAGGAAGATCAAAAGGATTAGATGTTGGATATAGATGGATAGCAAATGCGGGGTTACTAAATGGCTAATACAGATTTATTAAATACTCCATTATTATGGATCAATAAGTACTTACAATCAAAACTAAGTGAGAGCCTAGGATATGTAACCCCGTTTTTTCCACCATCACCCTTTAATCTTGATGACCTTACAGAAAAGTGGATGATTCTAAATGATGTGAACACTCCAGTCAGCAATGGAGTTGCCTGTACCTGGGATAGACTTATCAAGATGAATAGAAGTGGGTTTCCACACATTAAATGTGAACAAATATTGTATTATTTCTATGGTCTTGGAGAAGACTCAATTCCAACCATGATCCAGACACAAGAGGCTGTCTTGAGACTTCTTGACCGTGGAGACGAGTCTGCAGAGGAATTAAATGCCTGGTGCGCCAACCGAAAGGTGCAGTTAGATGACGGAACCACAGTAGACAACATGTTCCTATTCCATAATTTCAAGGTGTACCAACTAGAAGAAACCAGAGATATTATTGACTTTGGAACAGCCCGTACCTTTGGCGGGAATAAGATTATCATTGACTTTGATTACCATCAAGACCAAGACCTCACAAACCATGGCTGGGCACCAGAAGCAAGACTCTCTAATGCAAATAAAATAATCATATAAAACAATGTTATAATTATGGCTGAGGAAACAAAAAACGCCAAAACAACTTAATATCTATTTTTAAGGAAGAGGTGAATAAATGGCATATAGTCGTGGAACATCGACCAACATTATCGTTGGTGCAGCAGCGCTTTTCGTTGCAGATACAACCCTAACGCCAGGTACAATGGCCGCTTTTGTAAACGGTGAATCATACAAGGAAACTTTGGCTGATGACGCTGCTTACGATAACGTAGGTTATACCATGAACGGTCTTGAAATGCAGTTCCAACCAGACTTCGGTGAAGTCCAGGTGGACCAGATTCTTGACGTTGCTAAACTTTATAAGCAGGGCATGCAGGTTAACCTTGCAACTGCTTTTGCTGAGGCTACACTAGAGAACTTGCTTCTCGCATTGGCAGCCAACTCAGATGATCTATCTGGAAACAAGTTGACATCAGCAGGAAGAACATTAAATCTTTCTGCAGGCGACATCGGTGAATGTCCAGTAGAACGTGCTATCTGTGCTGTTGGACCAGGAACAGGTGATTGTGCAGACTCTCCATACATTGAGCGTGTCTACACAGCATACCGTGCTTTGTCTATTGAAAATGTAACAGTATCAGCAAAGCGTGATGAGGCTTCAATGTTTGAAGTTTCATTCCGTCTACTACCAGAAGACGCTTCTGGATCATACGGTAAGATCGTTGACCGTACTTGGGCATCAAACTCAATTTAATATAAACTGACAACTGGCCCACTCCCTTAACTGGGGGTGGGCTTTTTGTTTGTGGTAAAATTGATAAGATGGCAACAAGAATATATAAGTCAGATACTATTACATTAATAGATGGCGAAACGATAGAAATTTATCCTCTCAAGATTAAGTATCTTAGGGAGTTTATGGAAGCATTCCATTTAATTAAAGAATCAAAAAATGATCTTGAATCAATATCTTATTTGTCAGAATGTGCAAGAATTGCTATGCAACAGTATAAGCCAGAAATTGCAAAGACAATTGAAGACCTTGAAGATAATGTTGATCTACCCACTATCTATAAAATAATTAATATTGGTGGCGGTATTAGTGTCAACGGAGAAGTAGATGAGCCAGTAAAAGAACAAGCACTAAAACAAGACACTATGGGTAGCGGTTGGGATGAATTAGATTTAGCAAAGTTAGAGTCTGAAATATTTTTGCTGGGTATATGGAAAGACTATAAAGAACTAGAGGCAAACCTATCAATGCCTGAACTAGTAGCAACTATTGGATCAATTAGAGATTTAGATTATCAAGAAAAGAAATTTCTTGCAGCAATTCAAGGTGTGGATTTAGACGGGGAAACAAATAAAGACAAAGGTCAAAAAGAGTGGGAAGACATGAAAGCCAGAGTATTTAGTGGTGGTCAGACTAGTGACAGTAATGACGTACTATCTTTACAAGGGGCAAATGCTCAAAAGGTAGGGTTTGGTATAGGTATGGGTCTTGACTACGAAAACCTAATGTAATAGGCTGTTTATGCTATAATTGAGGTAACTTACTGAGAGGAAGTTATGACTACAACAGTACATGAAGAAAAAATAATTACCCTGATTGATGGAACAAAGATCAAGGTAAGACCTCTCAAGATCTCACTTTTACGTAAATTTATGAAGAAGTTTGAGGGCTTGGGGGCAGTCCAAAATGATAACGATAAGTCTATGACACTTTTGATTGAGTGTGTAGCAATCGCTATGGAGCAGTATAAGCCAGAGTTGGGGGAAAGCATTGAAAAACTTGAGGATGTAATTGATCTTCCTACGGTTTATTCAATCATTGAGGCAGCGTCTGGAATTAATCTTTCAGATACCGCTTTACTTGCTTTAGCACAAGAAGAACTTTAACGGTTGAAGGTTAGCGGTTAATGGCAGGAGATACAAATAGCAATATTTTTATAAATATTGACACCTCACAAGCAATGACGCAACTGCGTCTTCTTGAAAAGGAACTCACTACCCTTAACCGCTCCCTCATCGTTGGAACAAAGACTGCAGCAGCAGCACAGTCAAAGTACGCACAATCTCTTTTACATAATGTAAATGCCACTGGTCAGTGGACCGCTTCAATGACAAGAATGAGCACTGCTTCTGAGCAGTTTGCTAAAAACCTAGATAAACAAAAACTTTCACTTAAAGAATACTTTAGGTATGGTGCAGCATCTACTAAGACATTTGGAAAGATGTTTGGTAGCGAATTTGACACCATAGGAAAATTAGTTGATAAGCGTGTAAAGACACTACAGCAGCAATATGTCCAGTTAGGACGTGATGCACAGGGTGCCATGAACGCAATGAAGTTCAATCCAAAGGCACTAAACTATGGAAATGTAACGACACAGTTAATGGCAGCCACTCAACGCCAACAAATATTTAATAAACTAGTTGATGATGGTTCAACAAAATTACTTAACTTTGGTAAGAATACCCAGTGGGCTGGTCGCCAACTTATGGTTGGTTTTACTATTCCTCTTATGCTATTTGGCTCACAAGCAATCAAAACATTTAAAGAAATTGAAACACAGGTAATTAGGTTTAAGAAAGTCTATGGAGATATTTTTACAGATCAAGGTGCCACCGCTGCTGCTTTGAAAAATATTCGTGATCTTGGAGATGAATACACAAAGTATGGACTTAAGGTTTCGGACACTATTAAAATGGCTGCTGATGCTGCAGCAGCAGGTTTTAGCGGAAAAGGTTTAGAAGCACTTGTAGAACAAACAAATAAACTAGCAGTACTTGGTGGAGTTACACAAGAAAAAGCATTAGAAACAACCATTGCACTTAAGAATGCATTCCAGATTGATACTGGAGACATGGCTGGAACAATTGATTTCCTCAACGCAGTTGAAAACCAAACTGTTGTTGCACTTGACGATTTAACAGAAGCAATTCCAAAGGTTGCACCAGTTATTCAGCAGTTAGGTGGAGATGTAAAAGATCTTGCATACTTTATGGCTGCAATGCAAGAAGGTGGAATTTCTGCAGCACAAGGTGCTAACGCACTTAAGTCAGGACTTGCATCTTTAATTAATCCAAGTAACGCTGCATCAAAGGCTGCAGCAGCAGTTGGAATTAATATCAAGGGCATTGTTGAAGCAAATGCTGGTAACTTAAGAAATACTGTAACTGGATTTGCACAAGCACTACAGCCACTAACTGATCTTGAGCGCTCAAGAGTAATTGAAAAAGTATTTGGAAAGTATCAGTTTGCAAGAATCTCCGCACTTCTAAATAACCTTGGAAGAGAAGGAACACAGGCTGCTCGTGTTCTTCAATTAACAAATGCATCTGTTGAAGAACTTGCTATCTTAAGTCAGCGAGAATTAAAAGTTCAAGCAGACTCTCCAATGAATAAGTTTGTTGGATCTGTAGAAAGACTAAAGGCAGCCATTGCACCAATTGGCGAGTTGTTTGCTAAGGTATTAACACCAGCGATTGAATTTATATCAAGAATTGCTGATAAATTTAATAGTCTTCCAGATGGAATAAAGAAGGCTATTGGAATTATAACAGTTGTAGTTGGTGGGCTTGGACCACTATTCTTAATGACATTTGGTTTGCTTGCAAATGCTGTTGCAAACTCAGTAAAGGGAATTCAGGTTTTAAGAAAGGGATACCAGCAATTATCTGCGGGATCTAGCGATGCAGCATTAAAGACTCAATATCTATCACAAGAAGAATTAGAAAATATATCTATTAGCAATGCCCTTTACTCTAAGCACCAACAACTATCTGCAGCATACCAATTAGAAGCAGCAGCACTAACATCTTTAACCAGTGTTTATAGAGGTGCTTCTGCAGCAATGGGTGGTTTTGCAGGACAGAATCCAGGATTGTTTATGCCTGGCAAGGGAGGTATGCCAAGAAGGTTTGCAGAAGGAACAACTTCAGTCCCAGGACCAAGAGGAGCAGGAGATGTAGTTCCATCCATGCTATCTCCTGGAGAAGCAGTTATTCCAGCAAAGCAGTCACAAAAGTATTCAGGTTTTATTGGTCAAATAATTAAAGATAAGGTTCCAGGTTTTGCTGGAGGATTATTCCCATCATTTGGAGCAGCAGCAACTGTTGGAAAGGGAATTCCACTATCAGCAGGACCTGCAGCATTCCGTGAAGCACAGCAGGCTAGATATGCAGCAAGAGATGCTGCTCGTAGAGGTTTGTCTGGAAATGTTGCACCTGTTGTTCCAATCTCTTCAAGACTTTCAGGAATTAGATATTCTGCTGAAGGATCTAAGGTTCGTGTCTCAGTAGGAGATGAATCATTCTTAATTCCAGCAGGAAAACTTGATAACTTTAAGAAAAAACTTAAAGAAAATGAAGACTGGATGGTTGCTAATAAGAGAACCGATACTACAGAGCAAGAACTACTCCGTACAATTAAAAGAAAGGGCTATGGAGGTAAAGATGTTACTCCTAGCCAAATCTATTCAAGACTTCCTAAGTTTAGCAATGCAAGAAATAGTCAACAGAATCAAGACATTGCAGATAAAAGATTTAGAGCCCTTCTAAAATCAAGAAACCCACATCTTGTAAAGTTACAAAATTATTTAGTAAATGAAGAAAAGTTATATCTTGAAAAGGTTTTAGGACAAGACGTTGTTAAGTCTTTAAAGGGTTGGGATGTTAATAAGTTAACTCCAAGTCATATTAGAGAAGTCAGATCTCAAAATCGTACACCAGAAGACTGGGCACCAAGCAAGATTGCAAGAGACTGGGGATGGTTTAACTCTGGTTTAAGAGGAACAAAGTTTGGAAACGTAAAAGGTGGTCATCCACTTAATGCTGCCCAAGCAAGAGAAGTATTAACTAATCTACAGAAGACACCATTTGACAAACTACCAAATGAAAAGAAGGCTCTTCAGGCTGCACTAGAATATAGATTAAGTCGTAAGCCATCATACTACGATGACTTTATATTTACAGATAATGCAATGATGAAGGTTAAGCCAACCATGAATTTGGCTGAAGGAATTGTTTCAGTGCCTGGACCAAAGGGTGCTGGAGATATTCAACCAGCAATGCTTTCTCCAGGAGAATCTGTAATTCCAGCAAAACAATCTGCTAAGTACATGCCACTTATTCAGTCAATGGTTGCTGATAAAGTTCCAGGGTATGAAAACTCTAACGTAAATCCATTCTCTGGCACAAAAGCACCACCAGGAATGGTATACACGCCATCTGGACTACTAGTTCCAGCAGGTGGAGGACAAGCATCTGCTGCTTCAAGATCACCTGATAGAGTTGAAAAAGCAATTGATAAATTCTTTGATAAACCAAGAGTTAAAAAACTTGGAGACAGAATTGACAAGTTTGCTGCTCAAATGGGTAAGACAACGCCAACTGTTGCACGACTTGAAAACACTGTAACTAAAACTACACAGGCATTTGGAACAGATAAGACTCGTGGATTCCGTGGATTTATTGGTGGATATGGTAATGTATCCCAAACAGTTACGGGTGAAGACGGAAATGCAAGAGCAGCATCTGCATCAGAGCGCACAAATATGCGTCAAATGAATAGAATGAATTTCTCACAAAAAATGATGCCAGCACAAATGGCTGGAATGATGATTCCAATGGCTGCTGGAATGTATGCTCAAAAAAATCCAGATAGTGGTATTGCAAAGAACATGGATGTAATAATGATGCTGTCTATGTTGACTATGCTATTGCCAATGCTTAACAGTCCACTTAAATTGCTTGCAGCAACTGCAGTTGGACTGGTCGCTATATTTAAAATGCAAGCAGCAACAATTAGAAAAAATGTAATTGAAGGACAAAAGCAAGCAGAGTCAATGAGCATGACTACTAAAAATCTTGAAGAACTTGGAAAGATTACTGGAAAAGTTTCTATAACTCAAACTGCAGCAGCAGTAAGGGCAGGAAGAAATACAGACATTTCTCCAGTAAGCATTGATTTTGGTAGAAATCTTATAGACAGTAGTGACTTTGGTAAAAAACTTAAGTCTACCTTTGAGTCATCACTTGAGTTTCTTGGTGAAGGCGCAGCAGTTAACTCTCTAGTTAATCAACTTGGAACAGCAGTAACTCAGGGTGTATTGGGTATAGATCAAGCAGAGTCAATTGCAGTTGCACTTACAAGAAATCTAAAAGATGCAAGGCTTGAAGTTAATGTAAGAGGTAGACTAATACAACTCCTAGGTCCTAATGGAGAAAACATTTTAGAAAATCCTTTGAAGTTACAACTTGATCTATTATCTGCTGGAGAAAAGGTAATATTATCTGCAGTTGATAAACTTAATAAAGTTGCAAAAGATCAAGTTGGAATAAACACAAAAACAGAAGTAGGACAGTTGGTCGGTGGTGGCGTTGGTGGAGGTTTACTTGGAGCAAGAGCAGGACTTCAAGCAGCAAATATGATGCAAGACTTCTCTGTAGCCCGTGGTGCAACATCAGGTGGAAATATTCAATCAGCATTGAAGGCTGCAAAGGCTGCAAGACTTGCAGGTACGGCAGCATCTGCAGGAGTTGGTGCAACTGGTGTGGGAGCAGTTCCTGGCCTAGTAGGTATAGCAATATCCACAGTTATCTTTGGCGGTATTGAAGCAGCAATTAGAAATTGGCAAAAGGGTAAAGAAAAGGCTGCAATCGGAAAAGCAGCAGGAATAGTTCAGGGACTTATTTCACAAAACCTTTCTGCATCTCAAGGAAGTATAGACGCATTAACATCAGTATTTAATACATCAATTGCAAATCTTGAATTAAAAAAGAAGACTTTAAAAACAGATAAAGAAAGAGCAGCAATTGATTTAGAAATTGCTGGATTAGAAGTAAAAAGACAAGATGGACTAAAGACTTTAAGACAAGAGCAGGCAAAAATGCTTGCAAGCGTTTCTTCAAGTTATGATAAAGTATCTGGTGCATCAACTTTTGAAAAGATTAGTCCATTTGGTTCTGGACGTGGACAAGTTCGTGATAAATTTATGGAAGCATTTTCAGTTGGAATGCAGGATAAGTTTAAAGACAATGCACCGTTAAAGGCTCAGGCTGCTGCACTTCAATCACAACTAGATCAACTTGGCAAGGACCAGGTAACTGTTGAAATTTCAACACTGGTTACTTCAGATGTATTAACACCTAACGAAGCCTCTACTCTTCTTAACACATTGACTAAGGCTGGTGGAAATATATCAAAGAATCTAGAAGCCTTTATTGATGTTCAGGGAACTGAAGGACTTCAAAGACTATCTACAATCTTAACAATGATTGAAAGTGAAGAAAATCAAAAAGCACTTCTTCTTGAAGTTGAACTTATGGATAAGGCTGGAGCAGATGCAGTATTTAATTCAATAGAAGAACTTGGAAAGATCCCACCATTTGTTGGCATTGATTTAGAAATTGAAACAGATGCAAGTGATATTGATGCACTTGAAGCACGAGGAAAAGAAATTGATAAACTTAAGGGTAAATTCCCTGACGGAAAAGTTACGCTTGAGGCTCTTATAAAGATGCAAGAAGAAGCAGGTGGTGTAGGCAAAAACCTGACACTAGATTCTGCACTTAAGTATTGGGACCAAATAAGTAAACTTGATAAGAACGTTCAACTTCAGGCAATTATAACTGTTTCTCAAATTGAGTTTAGCGATAGTTTTGATAAGATTCTAGATAGAGAATTAGATGCTGCATTTGAAAAAGCAAATCCAAAGTATGCTGGACAACAAGTATTTGCAACTGACGAAAGAAGAAGACAGTTCCAAAGACAAGAAAAAATTGATCGTGAAATGTTTAAGAATGATGCAAAGAACAGGGCTGCAGCAGAGAAGGCTGCAATGGACTCACTCATTCCAAAAGTTTTCCCAACCGCACCTGTCAGTGGAGCAGTTGTTCCTGGCGGAGCAGGAGGTGCTGGTGAAAAGGCAAAGAGAGATGAATCTTTCTTAGATGATCTTGTTCAAAGATTAAAACTTGTTAAAGAAGGTGCTTTTAATGCTCTTAAGCCAATGGAGTCTTTAAGAAAGTTTCTCAATAGAAATACAGGAAAAACAGAAAATGACTATTTACAAAAACAAGATGGAGCAATTAAGCAAATAGAGGCAGCAGCAAAAAATGCAGAAGCCTTGAAGAAGATAGAAAAAGCAACAGGAAATAAGTATGGTGGAGAAATACTTATTGATAAAGACTTCATGGAGATTATTAGAAGTTTAGACGCAGAGCAATTTGCACTATGGACAGAAAAACTATTTGAAGTTGATAAGGCAGGAAACATTACTGCACTTAAAGAAGACTTTGTTGTTATTAATGAAGGATTCCGAAAGGCCACCATTGGTGGATACATTCAAGATGTAAAAGATGCAAGTAAAGAGATTGAAAATCAAGTTGCAGCCCATGAAGCATTAACAAAAGAAGGATATAACTCACTTGAAATTCAAAAGATATTACAGAACGTAACTCTAACTGCAAAGATCGCAGCCCAGGGAGGTTTGCAAGCCACTAAGGAAGAGCAAGCAGAGTTAAACAAAGAAATACAAAAAACTATTAATCTTAATTATCAACTAAGTATGATTAAACTTAGTGATAATATTTCAGAGACAAAGATGCAGGTTGAGGCATTTAAGAGGCTTACTGCTGCTGGAGTAAAGCATGAAGTTATTCTTGAAATATTAAAGGACAAGAATAATGCCTTTGCAATTGCTTCAGCAGATGCAACTGTAAATACTAAGGATAAATTTGGTGATTTAATAGCAAAAACTAAACAGTATTCTGATCTTCTTGAGTTAATTGCAAATCAAACAAAAACCTTTGAGCAAACGACACAAGAAGCAATTGATGCAAATGTTTCTGCTCTTGATTTACAGGCCAGAACATTACAAAACCAATTTGATATAGCAAATATTGGATTAAAGGCTAAGATTAAAACTGCAGAGATTGATGTTAAGTCTGTTAATGATAGTATTCAAAAAGAACAAGATAAAATTGATAAAATTAATCTTACCCTTAAGTATGACCCAGGCATTGGTCAAAACTTCCTTGATGACCTTCAGGAAAAAATTAACGATGCCCAGCGCAGCATGGATATTAATTTTGATAGACCATTACAAGTTCTATCTGATAGATCAGCGGTATTATCAAATGACTTAACTTTAATTGATAAAGCAACAGAAGCAATTAACGAGAAGTATGATGCTCAAGAAAAGGCACTACAGACAATATCTCAACTTAACTCTGATATTGCAGCACAGGAAAAGAGTAGAATTTCCCTTGCCGATGCACTATCTCAAGGTGATATCTCAGCAGCAGCACAACTTGCAAATGATATGCGTACAACTGCAGCAGAAGCAGCAAACCGTAAATCTGGAGAATTTATTGCTGCATCAAGAAAGGCTGAAACCGATAACGTAGTATCTGCAAGCGGTATGACCAAGGCACAAATTGAAGCAGAACAGTTTAGAATTTCTCAACAGTCTTATGCACTTGAACAACAAAGAAAGACAGTGCAAGTACAAATTCTTTCATTAGAAGATCAAGTTTATAACATAACAGAATTAAGAGAAGCAAAACTTCTATCAATTAGAGATATTGAAACAATTATTGATGGCCTTAAGTCAACTCAACTTGCAAACGCACAAGCAACTTTAGATAGGTTACAAGCAGAACTTGATAAGAATCAAGAAATCTTAGATGCAAAACTTCTTGCAATTGAAAATGAAAAACTAGCCTGGGATTCAGTTCAAATTAAACTTGATGCATATAAACTAGCATTAACAAATTCAAAACTTGAACTTGAAAGTATGCTGACCCTTATTGGTAAAATTGCTGCTGCAATGGCTACAATACCTACTACGACAGCCACAAAATCAAGTGCATTTGTTCCTACCGTTGCCGATACTGGCGGAGAAACTCCAGAAGAAAAAGCAGCAAGACTAAAGAGAGAAGCAGATGCTGCAGCCCAAAAAGCAGCCGATGAAGCAGCCCAAAAAGCAGCCGATGCTGCTGCAGCAAAAGCAGCAGTTTTAAGTGGATATGCAACTGCCAAAGCAGCAGGAGATATGAATGCTGCAGCATTATTTGCAGCAAAGGTAAATCCAAGTGCTCTTGCAGCACAAGAAAGCGGAGCAATTGGCGCAGCATCTATTGCAGCACAATTAAAGGCAGCAGAACGTGCCTTGGTAGCATCCAATGCAGTAATGAAGCAAGCAAGCACATTAGCATCGTTTAAGGCTAAAGAAGCAGCAGAGTTAGCAGCATCTAATATTAAGGGCAGGGTTGGAAGATCATCAGGCGGAATCATTCCAAAATATATGTCATCTGGTGGAATGGCTCCTAAGTATTTTGCGGTAGGTGGAAAAGCAAGAGGAACTGATATTATTCCAGCAATGCTTACCCCTGGAGAGTTCGTAATGAGTAAGTATGCTGTTGACTCATATGGCGTTGATAAAATGAAGGCTATTAATAGTGGATCATACGAAGGCGAGAAGGTGTATAATTATAATCTAAACGTCAATGTTAAATCTGATGCAAATCCAGAGGATATTGCAAGAGTTGTTATGACACAAATTAGACAAGTTGACTCACAGAGAATTAGGACACAGAGGGGCTAAATGGCTACAGCAGCGTATTTAACAGGTAGACGTAGGTATCAGCGCCCCCAAGCCCTGCTGTGGTCTGAGAACCCTGGCACACTCGTTGATGGGGTATACGTACCAGATGGGTATGAAGTACAGGGCAACTTTGCGGGGTCTACAGATCCAGATTTAATTAATCAATTTCTCATTCTTTCAGACCATAATCGTGGGGAATTAAACTTTACACCAACAAGAATAGAACAAAGACAAAGAACTATTAATGGACGTATGCGTTCATACCACATAGCAGACAAACTAACTATGTCTGTTTCATGGAACAATTTACCATCAAGAGCATACTATCAGGATGCAGGGTTTTTATCTACTGGTTTATCCCCTGACAAAAATACAACTGGAGAGTTTACTTCAGATGGTGGAGCAGGTGGAGTAGAACTGCTTGACTGGTATGAAAACCATACAGGACCTTTTTGGATGTTTTTAGCATATGACAAGTATTCAAACTTTGGTAAGGATGACGCAGACTATGGACATCTTGCACAATACAATCAAATAATGCAGGTTTATATAACAGACTTCAATTACTCTGTTGTAAAACGTGGTGGATCAAACCACGATCTTTGGAATATTTCGGTATCGCTGGAAGAGGTCTAAATGTTTGTTAGTGAGACATTAAAGACACATCTAGAAACATCTTCAACAGTACACTTACAGTCATTAGTCTTGGCTGAGTGGAATATGAATATGCCAGATAATATATATAAACTTGGAAACTACCGATATAGACCAACTGGATCAGATGTACAATACCGAACACTTCCTTTGACGTTTGATAGTTTAGATGAAGGAAACTACTATACAGGTGCAACTGATGCAGATGTTGTTGTAGATGGAGGGTTTGATAACTCTGGAGTACCTCAACTATTTACATCAACTAAAGAAAAAATGAAAATGATTTATTCTTTAGAAGATTGTGTAAAACCTTTTAGACCAAGATCTGGAATTAATAAAGCCTCATACTTTAACAATAGATATTTTGCAAACTCTGGTGTATCTATTGCAGAAAGACCAAGATATTATATGGCATCAAGATATGATCAATTTAGATATTGGTCATCATTTAGAACAGAAGATAATATTGAAAGAGGAATTGCTAAAAATATATCAAATGGGTTAAACTATATTGATGATGCTGTTCCATTTGTGGTTTATAAAGAAAAGGTTCCAGCAAATAGGATTGTAGTAAAAATGCAAACTAATGTAGGTACAGTAGATCTAGGTAATTTTACAACATCTTCTGAAGTCTTGCCAGATCCTCTTTATGGAGTATCAAATAAAACAACTCCAGTTAGATGGAAAATTCAATATTTAAATGAAGATAACTGGATTGATGCTTATTCTTTTGATGAAAACTCTCTTAGAGATGATGATACAGCAATTATTCCAGAAGATGGATATGTTGAATTGGAATATGGATTAAATATTCCAGATGCATATAAAACATCCTATACATTTGTTCAAAAAATAGCATCAATAACTTTATTGCCAGAGAGATCCTTAAATGGAGATGGATACTTAGTTGTTGAAAATACAAATGACCGTGGAACTTTATATATTTGGAATGGACCAGAACAAGAATATGATTCTTTTATTCCAGAGTATAACTGGCAACTAAGTTCTGGAATTTTAAATCGTTCAACAAAACTACTTACAGACTTAACCAGTCCAGAACTATTTACTAATGATGCACAAAATCAAACTACATATAGAGAGTTTACATATATTCGTGGCATAAGAGTTATAGCAGAAACAATGAATAAGTTTGACTCAACCTTTGATTTAATTGAAATGTCTCCTAGACTAGTTGTAAATATATCAGATAAAGTTGTTGATTTTAATATTAAAAAGATTTTGTCTGATATAGGAACTACATCTCTTCCAGTTGGACAGTTACTCGCATCTACTGGAACATTATCTTTGTTTGATGATGATCAAGCCTTTAATGAAAACAATACATCTAGTATAGTTGCTGGTTATATTAGAAAAAATATAAAGTTTCTTTTTTATGAATCAATCTTAGATGTTGCAGGAGATGAGTATTCCGTTCCAATTAAAACTTTATACTCAGAAGGATTTCCTCAAGCAGATGTAACTGCAGCAAAGTTGTCAATAGAGTTAAGAGATTTTTATTTCTTTTTAGAATCAATGCCTGCTCCTAGACTTCTTACAACCCAGACATCGCTAAGTTATGCAATATCAATGCTTCTTGACTATGTTGGATTTAGCAACTATATATTTAGACGTGTAGCAGATGAGTCAGACCCCATTATTCCATATTTCTTTGTTGCTCCAGATCAAAATGTTGCAGAAGTTTTAAATCAATTGGCAGTATCAACTCAAAGCGCAATGTTCTTTGATGAATATAACAACTTTGTCGTAATGAGTAAAGATTACTTGATGCCAACAGAAACTCAAAGACAAACAGATTTTGTTTTATCTGGATCTAATAATCAAACTGATTCTGGAGTAGTTGAAAACTCTACTTCTGGAAACCTTCCAAACATTATTGCTATTGCATCACAAGATAAGAAGATTTATAATGATGGAAAGATTAACTATACAACTAGATACATTCAAAGATCCTATGGTTCAATTCGTCAATCTACAATGATTGATAAAGAAAAAACTTGGATATATAAGCCATCTCTTTTATGGGAAGTTGGCGGAACAGAAAATACAAAAACAATAAATGAACTTGCTTCAAAGCAAGGAAGTTATGTTTTAGGAGCAATGCCACTAAACTCAGATCTAGTTGGAACTGCACCAGTTGTTGTTGGAAATGTTCTTACAGATAACATTATAGACCTTGGAGAAAATGTATACTGGCTAACACGATACAGTGGATATGTATACTCTAACGGAGAAGTTATTAGATATGACGCTTCAGAGTTTGACATTACTGGAACTGGAAAAGTTTGGATTAGTAGTAATCAAGAATATCAAAAATATTTTTCATCAATACCATTTAATGGAAAGATATACCCAACAGGCCTTGTAAGAATTTATGCAACACCAAACTATGAAACTATAGATGGAATAACAAGGTTACAAAATGGGGCTGTTGTTGATCATGGGCGAGGACAGTTTGGGACTGAGATAGTTTCACACCATGCTGGAATAAATAGTTATTGGACAAATAATGATAATGTCCGTGGATTGAATATGCAGTCTCAATATTTATTTAGTACACAACTAGATGCTGATCTTGCATCTACACTTCCTAATACAACCGTTGCAGCAGCAGGAGTAAGTAATACTGTTGCAAAGCAATCAACAAGAAATAGCATTATAAAGAATTTTATGGCTACAAATTATTTAAGTGAAACAGAAGTAAATAACTTACCATCAACACAAACAGGAACAATTCAGTCCTCCGCATTAGTCTTTAATGGTCCATCATTTAAAACAACAGAAACTCCGTTAAACTTTGTATCTTATGTATACAAAGAGTTGGACAATGCCTATAAGCATTTTGGAACTAGGCTAAGAATTATTGGAAAGATTGAAAACAATACAACTAGAACTCAGTCTCCAAACGGAAGCGTTACATACTATCAGTTATCTGGAAATCAACCAGACCAAAACATCAATATAGGTGGAGGATCTGGTGGTCTGGCATTTTTATTAAATCCAGAAACAAATAACGGATATTATTTTGAAATTGTTGCACTTACTGAAGACAACATAACTTCATACCTTAAAGTTGATGAAAATAATAATGCACAATTTTCAGTAAATAATGTTGTATTTTATAAAATTAAAAAAGATTCATCAACTTCAAATGCAATACCAGTAAAACTTTGGGGAGGATTATCAAAAGTTATTGTAGATGATGGAAAGTTTACTGGGCAGCAAAGACTTGCTGGAGAAGAAAATTCAACGGTATATGATTTATCAGTAGAATATATTGACATAGGCAATACTAGAAGATTCTATCTATACATAAATAACCAATTAATAAAGGTTGTAGACGATACAGATCCTTTGCCAACATATAATAATATGGCTTTATTTGTGCGTGGATCATCAAAGTGTATGTTTGAAAACATATACGCTCTATCTAAAAACTACAGCCAGAATACAGTGTTTGCTGTAAATGAAACTTTGGGTCAGGTATTTGGAGATAAAGAGATTGATGTTACAGAATCTTTTAGAAAGTATGCAATGAGCGGTGTTGTTCAGTCAACATATCTATCTGGAATTAGCGCACAGCAACCACCAAAGTATGACATGTATTTTGAAGAGTTTGGTTCTATTATGCGTGAATGTGCATATTTTGACATTAAGTATGATCGTGCATACCCAGCACTTTATGCAAAACTTTCACCAACCTTTAATAATATAAAAGGATACACAACCTCTGGATTTTATGCAGACTCATATGGTGCAGAATTTTTAATATTTAACTCAACAGACAAAGCATTAAACCTAGATGAAACAACTGGAAACTTTTTAAGAATTCAGGGAATTACATTTACACAAGATACAACGCATGAACTAACCGTAGATGAATTCTTTAAGAAGCGTAGTAATCTGTCTGACCCAGAACTAATTGGAAGCACACTAACATACTCTCCATTGGTTGAAAAATCAAGATATGATGAAATAAAGTTAAGTAGACTAACATATGGAAAAAATGAGTTTAGTATTGATAGTCCTTATATTCAAACACAAGATGATGCAGACGCAATGATGAACTGGATTATAAATAAGTTAATGGTGCCTAAAAAATCTGTTGGAATGAATATATTTAGCATTCCAACTTTACAACTTGGGGATATTGTAACTATAAACTATAAGGATGCATCTGGCCTAGACTTAGTTTCTAAAGATTCTTCTAGGTTTGTAGTTTATAATATAGAGTATCAAAGATCAGAAAGTGGACCAAACATGACAATCTATTTGAGTGAGGTTTAAAATGACAGTATCTCCAGTTCCACAAACTCCGTCAAATGCAACAGTAGTAACGGCATACTCTACACCACCAACAAAGACAGCGCCAATAGACACTGTTCTTTTTGATGATCAGTCTATGTCTGTAGAAATTATGACAGACTTAATATTTGAAGATATTGGTGGGCACGAGTTACTAAGTGTTTCTAGAAATGACGTTATAAATGGTCAAAGAGTATCCTATTCACCAATTAAAAATCTTGGTTTAGTGCAGCAAAGATATAATCCTAATAATATCTTAAGACTACAGGCAACATCAGACATATATTTTGCTAACTTTGCAATTAAGTTTGAAGAAAAGGTTCCTCTTGAAGGAAATGGCGTTAACGGTGAAAATGTTTATATTGAAGAAGAAACTGGTGATTTAATTATTGAGACTATTAATATGAATAATGATGAACAGATAGAGGTTCAAATCGCCATAAATGGTACAATATATGAAGCGAACTTTGGAGAAACTGTATCATGATTACAAATAAAGGTAAGAGTATAATCGGAAAATATATGCTAGGGCAGGCTCCTGCCTATGCTTCATATCTTGCAGTTGGCTGCGGTCCCCAGCCATTACAGACAGAAGATGTTGCCGATGATTTTGCAACAAAAACAAACCTAGATTTTGAGATGTTCAGAGTACCAATTTCCTCTAGAGGTTTTATAAATGAAAACGGTATAGATAAGATAGTCTTAACAGCAGAACTACCAACAGAAGAAAGATATGAAATAACAGAGGTAGGACTATACTCTGCAGGATCAAACCCATCTGCTGGTGCTAATGACAGTAAAACAGTATTTTCATTTGCACAAGGAGAAACCTGGATTCACCACACTAACTCTGCTGCAACAGCAATACCAACAATATCTGTTCCTTTAGATGATCCAGAAGATGATAATGTTATTGCAACAGATAATGTGTTTCAAACAAATGCAGATAACTCTATTTTTTATAAAACAAATAGGCTTGAAAGATATGAGCGTGCAAGGTTTTTAAATAACACTATCTTGATTCAAGGAGACGATTCAGATCTAAGTTTAGATGGTGGAGGTTCTGGAGGAGTAGATCACATAGTTATTGAGCCAGGCTCAAACCACATACACCTAACTGCACCAAGTGTTGATTTTTCTAAAAACTCTCCAACAGATGAACTAAGGTTTGCATTTTCTTTAATTAATAAAGATGGAGATTCTGTAGGAGTTCCAGACACTATTAGAATATTGGTTGATTTTGCAGGTACTGATGTTGCAGAGCCAGATGTTTATGCAAGGTTTGAGGTTGATATTGAAAATGGTTTTGATGGATATGATTTTGATACAAATAGATATTTTGTAGTAAAAAAACAATTACAAGAACTTTATACAACACAAAACTTTACTTGGGAAGCAGTTACTGTGGTTAAGATTTATGCTTGTGTTCTTGAGGATAATGGAACTGCTGGACCATTTCCTTCATCTGACTATTATATTGCACTAGATGCTTTGCGACTTGAAAACATTGCAACAACAAATCCTTTATATGGACTAACAGGTTATTCAGTTATTAAAAATGATACTGCTGCGACCATCATCAAATCACCAAATACAAGTAATTATATTGAGTTTAGATTTTCTATTGGTGTGACCTAATGGCTGATGCAAATATTAAAAAAACAAGGATTCTAAGATCATCTTTGCCACCAGTTGATTTTGATACTTTAAAATATAATACAAGGTATAGAATTATTTCTGAAGATAAAAACAGAACCTCACACTGGTCTCCAATCTATAACTCAAATGGTGCTACCGTAGTTGGAACAACTGGTGCCCTCTCCATAACTGAGGAAATAATTACAGCAGTCTGGGGAGATGAAAATCTTCATCCAGCATATGATGTATTTGTTAGTTTTAATGGAAACGCATTTTTTTGGCACGGGACATCGGCAGTTCATTCATATTCTTTTTTAAATGAAGGAACAACAACTGTACGTGTAAAGATACAACTAGCATCATCTAAAAAGCAAATAAAGGCAGGATTAGGAATCTTTGATTCTGGATCTCAATCTTTGATATAATCTAATAGGAGGAATAAAATGGCAAAAGTACCACTACCAGAAAGAGGGCAACCTCTTGATGTTACCTATATTTATCAGTTAGCAGAGGCAGTAAACGATCTGTCTACTTCTATTTCTGATGCAACATATAATTATACAGATGTTGACGTAGTTGGAGCAGAGAAGAAAAGTTTAAAGACTTCAGACACAAAGTTTGTTGGAAAATATAAGTCAATCGCAAACAACGAAACAGTAACTGCGGGGCAAGAAAAAACTTACTCTGTAACATTTTCTAACTTTAAGTTTCCTCCAATTGCTACGGCATCGATTGTAAACATAAGCGGTACAACTGCTGGATCAAACACAAGCGTTGTAATAACATCTATAACAACTTCCGAAGTTCAGTTTATTGTAAAGTTTGGAACTTCTGGAACAGCATCAGTTGGTGTTAATGTTATTGCTATTGGAGTTCCTAACTAGGATGAAATGTAAAAGATGTCAAGGAAAAATGTTTGTTGATAGAATACATTCAAACGTAGATCACCTAGAAACATATTGTGTCAAGTGTGGAAATAGAAAATTTTATCATCCACCTAGCGAATCTGTGGAGGGAAAATGGTTACTGCAAAAGGAAAAATTCAGAGCGAAGCATACAATAGCGAACCTGTAATTTCTGGCGGTAAAAAGATATGGTTCCTTAATGGAGATCTGGTAAGACTTCATCACAGTTCTAGATCAACAGGAATGGTAACTGTTTATAATATTAACAAAGATAGATTAGAAACCTGTCTACGTTCTGACTTTAGAAGAAATAGAAAAAGAGCATACACAATTGCTGAGACTGCTAAGTTAGTTAATCGTCATAGAAAGTATATGCCAAGATTAATAAAACGAGGAGTCATTCCTCCACCAGTTGGATCAAGCCTTGATGGTAAAACAGGATTTCAAATAAGAGCATATTACTCAGAAGATCAGGTCAAAGAGATTTGTGCTATACTTGCAACTATACATATAGGACAACCAAGAAAAGACAAATTAATAACAAACAACATGACTCCTACAAGCCAAGAGTTGACAAGGCGAATGGGAGACGGTATACTTACATATACGAAGACAGAAGATGGACGATTTATTCCAGTGTGGAGTGAGTCTATTTAAT